AAAGTATTAGTAGGAGCAGAACCTCCAAAGTCTACAGTAAAAGCCTTGGTCATAGGAAAACTAACAGTTTCAAACTTATTAGATCCCTGTACCGGATAATATTTATTAGGACTACTCATTATTTAATTTCTCCTTTAGATGGGGATCTTACTCCCATATCTCATCTAGTTAAAAACAAACGGGGGGCCACTTGGATGAACCCAAGTAGTCGGGCCCCCTATCTGTCATATTAATTAAGCAGCATTCCAAACAGCAAAGCATTCGGGCATCTGATATTCTACGCCAGCCTCAGTTAGAATAAGGTCGACTCGTTTATCAACACCAGAATTTTCCAATGTTTGAACACCAACATATACAGATGTATCTCTATTTAGGCCATTGCCAACAAGAGGTCTATATTTAATATAGTTCAAATTAGCGGCCGCAACAGCAATACCAGTTCCATCAAGATGAATATTCCTGGTAACTCTCATGTCTCCATAAATAGTGCTAATAACATTAACCGGAACACCAGCAAAGCTGCCACGCCCAGAGAATGCAAAATCAGCACGGAAATTAGGAGAAATTTGAATTGTATTATTGAAAAACCCAGAAAGTTTATTCATCCAGTTGTAGGTAAATGTATCGCACATAAATAATGTGGCGTTAGCATTGTTCCTACGGGGATCTATAAACTGACTCAAATCATCCAGGAAGTCATCAGCAGTTTTGGTAGCATGTGCCAAAGAAAACACTTGGCCATAATTAACAATATAATCAATTAAGCCTTGTGTATACTGTACACCGTCCGTACCCGTATACTGAGTTCCAAATAATAGATCAGTTTCAATATCCCATTTATGCTCAATGAGCTTATTACCCCAGATTCTCATCCACTCATTACCAGCATACTTAAGTACGGTGGCACGAGTAGTGTTATCCATCCCCAATGCAGTCTTCCAAATCTGAGTTAATCCATACCCAGTTGAATAAGGATTGTCTGCCCATGTATCAGGATATCCAGATCCCTTTGCAAATGCATTACCAACAACATAAGATTTCTTAGATTCTAAATTAGCAGCAATATTGGCATTAGCATATGTATAAGTTTCATCCATGGGGGCAGTTGCGGATTTCCATTGCAACTCATTATTGGTAGCTGTTTTTAAAGAACGAATAATCTCGGTTTCCAGAACAACATAATTGCCACTATTAACAACAGATTTAATTTTAGCAACAATATAGTCTTTAGGGCTATTAAATGCATCTCCAAAATTAACCTTTACTAATTGATTTGGCAAAAAGAAGTCAGGACGAGTACCAGAGTCGTTAATAGTAACCTCTCCAGTTATTTGTCCATAACGACTCGTGATATTACCAGCGGTCTTATAATCAGCACCCATCTTAAAGTAGTATGTATCACCTTGCCCAATATTTGCAGCAGTAACCGTAGCATCAACTGTGCTCGTAGCGCTCGTTGTTCCATGAGCAACTACATAAGCATATCGTCTCTGCCAAGAAGATCTCTCTTCTGTAAACTTAAATTGAGGATCATCTGTAGCCTCTTTTCTAAATACAGACAAAACCCTAAAAAAGGGATCTTGTTCAATATTAAGTCTAGAAACCATAGATCCAAAATTATACTTACGTCTAAGATCACCAGTACTAAGTGTACTACCTGTAGATGCGGCACCGCTTTCGGTCAAGCCAGTAAAATTACTAAGCGATAAAGTATCAGCCACTTATATCTACTCCCTCCCGTAATTTACGGGAATTTTTATTTCATGTTCGAGAAAATATCAGCCCCTCCGGTCGCCCTCTCAATGCCTTTAAAAATTTCTTCTTCTGTATCAAAGTCTTGATTAGGCGCGCCAGTAGCAGCAAGAGTTTTATGAACTCCCCGCATTTTATTAAGCTGTTTTTCTCTTTCTTCTAAAACCCGACGTACAATTTCTTTTTCCCTTTTATCACGATTCTTAAGATAATAAATATCTTCCCATGAAAGTTGGTGAGATTTTGCCCAGTCTTCAAGCTCATTCATTTCTTCGTTTTTTATTTTATGTTGTTCTTGGAAAGTCTTCTGTTGTTCACGAAATGAATCTTCTTGATCTCGTACCTGCTGATATTGACCCACCTTACGATCAACGGCGGCATTTACATAATAACCAAACAATTTCCCAGAATCAGAACCAGGATTATCAATTGCATCACTAATGTCAAACTCAAAATCTTCTGACAAACCTAATCGCTCCTTAACAGACACTGGGGCAGTATTCCCAGAAAGATATTGTTTAACATGATCAATCAGGCCGGGGTCTTGACGCATAGCATTAAGTATAGGAAGATAATTTTCATATGGCTCAAGTTTTTTAATCTTTTCAGATAGTCTTTTAGCTTCCTCGCTTGATGCCTCATAGCGCTTTTTAAGATTCTCTAGCTCTTTGGCTGTATCGCCGGAATTATCATTATTGCCAGAGCTATTATTCTTAGCATCCTTTTGTGAACCGGCATCATTGTTATCTGTGCCTTGTCCATCATCAAAGACGGCCCCATTTACATCACGATCCAATACCGCGAAAAAATCATCTAGCGAATTAGAATCGTCTTGATCCCCATCATTGTTATTTGATTTGGAATCTTTATCATCACTATCAACATTGTTATCTGCTATAGTGCTAAAATCTACATCCTTAACTGGCATTGTTATCTGCCTCCTTATTTATTTGGCATAAAATTTGCTATATATAATATACGCAATCTTTTCTTAAAAGTCAAGTAAAATTTTTAATTTTTTAAAAAATCTTTCATTAAGTATTCTTTTTCTTATTTTTAGTATTAATTTTATTTTTAATTTCATCTCTAAGTTTATCAAGTTCACGCTCCATGTCCTTTCGAGCCTCTTTCAAAGAATCTCGTATACGCTCCTGGAGTAGTTTATCACTCATTTTAAGCTCAGTCTTAGATCTATCAAGTTCAACCCTAGCATCGTCTACCTTAGATTTAATACCAGCTTGTACAAGTTGTCTACTAAGCGTTTCTATAGTACCATCACGCTCTTTAACGGCATCTTGCAGGGCTTCATTTTGTTGTTTCAATTGAACTAAAATACTTTTTCTACGAAGTATCTGTTCCTTATTTCTAATATCAGTTTCAGCTATAAAAGCAATATCATCTATTACCCCAAGCTCTAAATACTGTTTATATTCTTCTAAAACAGCCCATCTATTAACCGGAAGAGTACTTCCAGCAATAATTCTAATATCATATCTAGAACTAGCATAATCATTAAACCTTCCTATTTCATCCCCGGAGTCATCATAAAGTGGAACATTAATTTCTATTTCTCTGGTATCAAAACTACCAGAAGGATTTGGCTGAACAATTCTAAATATCTTATGAAATGTATAAGTATCTTGAGCCATTTCCATAAATACCTTACCAATATGCTCTAGAGCAGGCTCAACCGTATTGCTTATCCACGATCTTATCCTACGAGTACCATATTCGTCCTTAGCAAGGAAACCTCTATAAGTTTCGTCTCTTTCGGATGATACGCCCATAGAGGGCGGCTGAATACCTGCCATATATTCTAAATCAGATTTAGAATCTTGTTCTATGGTATAAAAAGCGCTAGCTATAGCCTGAGGCATAATAGGTTCGGGACGCTCACCCGGGGTTCTATATGGCAATAGAGCCCCAGGGCTGGCAGAATAATCTTCCCAAAGATCCTCATCTATAGAACCCTCAAGATAAGTCCATCTAATATTAGATCCTAAATTAGCATTATGAACCATAATTTGATGAGATTTATTAATTTCTTGCTGCTTTCCTATAAGAGGAAGTGCAGCAGACATTGGAAATGGGGTTCCGGTATGCATATATGGTATTGGAATAAGTGGAGCATATGATATATTAAGAATATATGAATAAAGCCATTGATCACCAACAACACAAGTTTTCTGAATCTTCCGATCATAATAAGGTATAGCATCTACTACAATATTTTCGCCAAGCTTTTTAAGCTCTTCATATTCCTCCTCTGTAACATATTTTTGTTCTATCTTAGAAGATTCCTCCTTAGCCTTAGCTATAAGAATATTTCTTTGTTCCTGAACAGAAGATTCAATTTCTTCTATAGATTTCCCAACTTCTAATTCATAACGCTCCCTTACTATATCTCCGCGTTCTAATGCATCCCTTAAACTAGCTTCCTTTTCAATCATGCGAACACTAAGTTCTTCTCGTAATTTATTTATTTGATCATCAATAAAATCACGGGCTTCTCCCAACTCCGATTCAGATACTTCTCTTTTAATAAAAAGATTATAATATCTAACCCGAATAGGTCTATATTCTTCATAATATTGTACAACTTCATCTTCCCGGCCTTCTGGATCAAGAGAAGTCTCTACCTCGGCTGGTTGTATAGAATCAGATTCTTCCAAATCTCTATCAGTATATCCCTCCCCCTCCATATTGCCACTTGCTATAGCTATTTTGTCTTTATACTCAGGAAGCTTATTATAAAGTTCATGTTTTGGGAGATCTTTCTTAATTATATGATATGTAGCATCTTTCTCTAAAAAATCGCTAGTCATAGAACTAACCCAGACATGAAA